TAGGTTGCTGTTCCGCTCACCAGTGTCACGCCGATACCGATGGCTATAGGCGAGGTGCTTAGATTTGGGCTGATCGTGTTGGAAACGGAGTCGATTGCGTGACCGACACTCAACGTAGTTGCAACCGAACCTGTGTGCGCTACCGCACTGACCGTCTTGAAATACTTAGTTCCGGTCTTTGTTCCAGCACTCGCGCCTACAGTAGATTCTGTCTGCGCCCTGCCGTCAGAGTCCGTTCCGGTAATCGTGAAGGTGATGCCGGTATCGTTGCCCCCGGATACTAGGGTAATCAGGTGAGCCGCTGCCAGTGTAGCCACGCCGCCAGTAGCAAGCGTTCCACCGATGACGATTGCGCCAGCACCGGGAGATGCCGAAGCACTCACGGAATTGACCGCCGCCGCAGAGGTCGTCAGCTTCAGAGGGCCGTAAGAATTAACATCCATGTTTGTTCTCCAATGGAAGAAGGGGGCTGTTAAGCCCCCGTTCCCTTACCAAGCCGGACGGCCCACCAAGATTTTGATTACCGCGTTCGTGATCGCATCAGCAGCGAATTCAGCAACGTCAGCGTGGACAATGAAATTCACCGTGTTTGCCGAGCCGACTTCTGCACGGATCACAGCACCATCACCGCCTGCATCGAACGAGTCCATATTCAGGCTCATACCAACAACCATGTCGCCAAGAGCGACGCCCGGAACAGTCATGCTGATGGACAACGTGTCGCCAATCGCTACCGCGTCTTGATCGGTAACGGTGGCGGTAACTGCCCACATCTCACTGAATGCCCCGCCGAACTGCTTGTTGCCCTGCTCGACATTTGAAACACTAATCGTATTTGCCATGATGAATCTCCTTTAAGGTATGTGGAGGGAGCCATTACAGCCCCCTCCGATTCATCAAGCAGGCACTATGAGCGCAATGCCGGCATACGACCGGAGCGTCTTGGTGCCATAGATCGTGTCGGCAGTCACCAGCGTACCAAGGTACTCTTGCTTGTACTGACTCTGGGTACGGATACCCATTTGTTCAGCGTGAGCGAAAGCATCCTTGTGCAGCATCAGGCAAGGACGGTACTTGGTGTCAGTGTCGCCGGTGAAGTCGGTAGTGATACCGTAAGCATCCACATACGAAGCAGACAGAGTCGTGCTGGAGAAGTTCACCGCTTGCAGGCTGTCCGTACCCTGAACGTGAATCCACGGGCAGTTGGACGAGGTGAATACTTCCATGCCGTAGACGTTGCCGAGACGACCCGTCTTGATGGTGTCGCCGTTACCGACAAACGCCTGCTCGGTGAATCGAGGGATGCCGCGCAGTACGCGAGCCTCAACCGGGGGGATGATGAAGTTGAGTTCGGACGAATCAACATCGGAATCCTCCAGCGTCTGCATGGCGCGGCGGATACCCGCGTCAGTCAGTGCCGTACCGTTGCCGGGGGTAGCACCGGAGAACGCCGTCGAGCCGTCGCCGCCGATAACACCAGTCTCATACAGATTGGTGTTGGCCGGGGTGGTGTTACCCGATTGCAGGTAGTGGCCCAACAGGTGCAGGTCTTGGTCGACCTTCTTGGCGAGCGCGTAACCGGCATCCTGCGTGTAGAACTGGCGCATGGACGACAGGGCTTGCATCTCAGCCATGTCTTCGTACAGTTTGCTGTACTCGAACCATTTGTTGATGAGGACATCAACAGAGGTCGCGGTGTCAGCAACCAGGGTCACAACCGTCAGATCAGCCTTGGCAGTAGCAGAGCCACGAGCCGGAACGGGGATGTGCAGGGTGTCGCCCTTCTTGCCCTTGAAGGAAATCTTGGTAACGAGGTTGGCGAGAACAAGTTTGGACTTGTACGCCGCAAGCGTTTCGTCTGACCAAAGTTCAGGAATAAATTTGTCTGCGGTGGTGAGGGTTACGCCCCCAGTAGGATAAGCCATGATGAATCTCCTAGATCAATCGTTAAATTGACCCCACCGAAACTTAACCTACTTGACTCGCTTCTCCGCGTAAGCTGCAAGAATCTCGTCAGACATGGCCTCGTACTTGGCAGGGTTTGTCATTTTCAACCTGATGAGGTCAGCCCTGCGATAGATTTTCCGAGAAGATTCCCCGCTACCTCCGGTATCAACTGCTGCGGCCTGCAATGTCTTGGTACGGGAGGATTTCTCCTCATCACTTACCGTAACTTGCGGTGGCGCTTTAACTGCTCGCAGTTGCTTGAAGGTGCTCAACAACTCGTCTGCTGCATCGACATCGTAGCCTTCAGCTTCCTTGAACAGTTTGACCCGTACCTTGGACTCGCCAACCCATTTCGCAAACTCTGCGTCTTGGACGACTTGCCCGAAATCGGGGTGCAACTGCATCAACTTCTGCTGCGCCTGCGCTCGCATCGCCTGAAGCCCGTATTGCTGTGCTTGCTGGACATGCGGGTTTGTTTCGATCTGCCTGCGAATTGCCTCTTGCGGATTCTCGAAGAAATCAACCTCTTTCGGCTGTTCCTCTTGTTCCTTTGGCTTCAGTTGCGATTTGATTAGCTCATCAGTAAGCCTGCGAAGTTCGCCCGCTTCGTTTGCGTACCGGCCAAGATTTGACTTGTCCTTCTCCGCAATCTCGATAATCTCCTTTACAGTCTTCCCGCGATACCGCTCCGGGAATTCCTGAGAGACAATGCTTTCGGGTTTTACTTCGGTACTTTCCGCGCTCTGGGCCTCGATTTCCGCAGCCACAGTTTCAAGTTCGCCAACATCGCCTTCGATGTCTTGGATTTCAGCCATTTTTCATCCACTCCTAGGTTAGAGCTACGATTTGCACACGTTATATACGACGGTTACTAACTTGTCAAGCGTGGTTACTTACTCACCATGCTGAGCGCGTTTCGCGGCCTTCTGGCGAGCATTTGCTTCCCTGATGGTTGCCCACCTGTCGTGAGCACCTGGAAACGCCCCCGTGATGCCCTCCAGAGCCACTCTGGGCATACCGACGATCTTGTACATCGTCTTTCCGCAGATACATGGGATTTGCGTGGCCTCGATGTACCGCTCGACCACATTCCCGCAATCTGGGCATTTCAAGTCAATCAGTTGTCTCATTCACCAACTCCTCGTAGGCTTTTTCACTGGTTTCCTTCAGGGACAGCAACCACCGCATGATGCTGATCTCTCCACGCCGGAAGTGCAGCGTCTTCTCGTCCTGGACTGACGACAGATCGTTGGTCGCCTGTAGCATGGCATCTACGTCTTCCATGAGGTCATTCCATGCCTTGTCGCCCATCATTGACAGGCGAGCTTCATAGTAGGTCTGGAGTTCAGGGGTCAGGCCCATGTTCCACCATTCCAGTAGTTAAGCGTCTTCGGAACCCACGTTGCACCGTTCCAGTATTTCAGCGTCTTTGTTTCCCATGCCGCACCTGTCCAGTACTTCAGAGCAGCGCCGACAGAAGGCGTCATCACTCCCCAAGCATTGCCCCACGACTCAAGCCATGAGTTTCCCCATGAGGAACTCAAACCGGCCCCCATTCGTTTCCAGACTGTCCTGCTCCGGTAACAGCGTAGTCATTCACCTTAACGATATTGACTGGAAGGATAGCCGACTCAAGCGCGGTCACGATGTTATCCACCGTCACACCTGTATCGGCTGTTGTGCCTTCCATGTGTCCGACAGCGTAGGAGGTGAGCGTTCCGTCGATTCCGAAGTCGGCTGTGACGGTCATGCCACCCAACGCTCCAAGCAGCGCGTCGGTAAAGGAGAACCCAATGTCGCTTGACCCAACACCACTAAGGCTCGCCGTGAGTTCCGGCGTGTTAGTGTCGACACCGAACGTGGCAGGTGCGCCGCCTGGTTGAACGGTGGATACCAACTGACCATCTGGCGTGTTGGTGCTGATGTCGAATGTGGCTGGTGCTGAAGCTGTGACGCCACTCAGCATTGAGCCTGTTGGGTCTAGCGAAAAAACAGCCTCGTTGACTGATGACATACCTCCAGACCGGCGAGCCAATATCCACGCAGTCTGGTTCGTTGCTCCATTCGGAACTGCCGAAAGCTTGCCAAACGCGACAGAGTTGTTGAACCTGCTATCACCAAGGCTATTGGTAGCATAGCCATGCAAGTACGCCAACCCGTTACCGCCCGGATTGAAGCGGTGCGGAGCGTGTAACCAGAAGTGACCGGCTGTGATTAGCATGATGCCCTGATAGCGTCTGCGACTTCCTGCTGCCCTGCGATTTCAGCGATAACAGCATCGTCATTGCGTTGCCGTTCTGCAATCAGGACAGCGAGCGTGTAGGTATTACCCTGCCACGCCGAGAAGTCTGCTACCAACTCAATGAGTTCCTTGTTGGTCATATCAACCCCAAACTACATCGGAAGTCGCAAGGAAGTTGGCGTTAGCGGTAGTGGCTGCGGTATGGTAAGCCATCAACTTGACGCAAGCCCCATCAGGAATCTTCGGCAGGCTAGGCATCATGTTCACGAAGTCCGTCATGCTGTGCATACCGGCAGTCGGGATAGGGATCACGAACAGCGGCTTGACCAGAAGGATTGCCAATCGCCCTGTGCCCGTGTAGGCAGTAGCAGCGAACGTGACCGATTCAATATCCTTGACACCGGTATGACTAGATGCGAGGTTGAGGAACGGAGCAGCGCGAGTCGCAACAGGGCCGGAATGGATTACATGACCTTTAGGGGCAGCAGCAAGCGTCGATGATGCAGTCGTAACCTGACCTGTAGCACCACCCGCACCGGAAGCCGTGTAAGTCACCGTGATGTTGCCGCCACCCGTAGCCGGAGCCGTCTGTGAGACAACCATCAGCCGCAAACCTTCACCGTAGGCATAACGGTCTCCCTTGCCTGCGGAGTTGCTCAACGCAGTCATGGTGACGGTATGGGTTGCGGCA